ATTCCCGTAAATCAAGGTTATGTTTTGGCTAATTGAAAAAGAAGAGCATTTAGATTATTTAATACAAAAGCCCATAAAAGAGGCATTTGTTGAAATAATTCCATATCACGACAACATACACCCTGCTTTAAACGATGTGTCTCTAGTGTATATTAGACCGTTTAATGACACGAAAGGTTATATGTTATGCGTTGACCATAGTGAGACTACCTCGCTTAATAAAACGATTATAGGCGCTATACTACAAAATATAGAGCGTGTGTGGGTACAAGATAAAAAACAAGCATTATATTATTTTCCAATTAAAAGCTTGTGCGACCTATCACAATTCTCTCCTCCGTATATACAAAACACTAAAGCACACGAACACTTTTATTTTAAAAATACGGATTATCCAAAAGTAAATAAACTTATTCCGGTAAGCAAACATTACGAAAAATGCCAACATATTTATGAGCACGTTCGTAGTGTTATACCTCAAGAACTACCTGCTTGGTTTGATTTTTATAACAATAAGGTAGTGTTGGCGTTTTTCGGAGTAGAAAAGAACGGAATTAAAATAGATAAGTATGAACTTGATAAACACTATGAACTCAATCATGAATTTTATTCAATCCAAGGCGATAGGATTTACACATGCTACAATTTGGCTACAACAACACGTAGACCAAGTAACTCTTTTAATGGCATTAATTTTGCCGCATTAAACAAAGATAATGGTGCAAGGAGGAGCTTTAGATCGAGTCATGGGTTCATTGAGTTCGATATTAGTGCATACCATCCTGCTATTGTCGGTCGTTTACTTGCCTATGATTTTGGCGTTCAAGATGTCCACCAAGCATTCGCAGATCTCTACCAAACGAGCTATCAAGAAGCAAAAGAAATCACGTTTAAGCAGCTTTATGGGGGTGTTTTTAAAGAGTATGAGCACCTTGAATTTTTTCAACAAGTAAAGAAATTTGTAGACGATAACTGGAAAGAGTTCAATAACTCGGGTCAAGTTATTGTGCCAATTTCAGGTTATTGCTTTGAAAAAGACAAGCTGGAGAATATGAATCCACAAAAACTGTTTAATTATATGTTACAGAATGTGGAGTCGGCTATTAACACTTATATATTGATGGATATACATAAGTTGTTAAAAGGGAAAAAAACACAAATGGTATTATATACTTATGATTCGTTTTTGTTTGAATTAGGTGAAGGCGAAGATGAAATTGAAACAGATATACAGAAAATTTTTGAAAAATATAAATTAACGACAAAAACTAAACGAGGTTACGATTATGACTTTACAAGAAAATAAACATATGTATATGGGATACGATTTTGAACCCATAAATACGAGAGACGTGAATAATAAACTGTTTTGTACATTTACAAACTTAGAGGGATTAGAAGATTTAATCAGCGCGCTGACAGAATCGTACTCTATTATGTACAACAAAATGTTTGTTTTGTATGTAAAGAGTACAGATGAATATGTTATTACTTACAATGTAGAACAAGGCAACGTTGATTCAATTCCTTTAAATACTATTTTAGTACATAGAAAGAAAGAGACCAACACATTATATACAATTAATGCGTTGAATGATTTAATAAAAAAATTAAACGGTGGTGTAGTTGATTCTACTTACCGTGTAAACTGGCAACACTATAAAAACTGTATTTTGTTAACCAACCATAATGAGTTGAAACAACTGAATACAAAAGTTTATAAGATTGTTGAACTTTAACTTGGTTATACAACACCTCGTTCTTATATTTCCGACATTAAACTAATTAATTAAAATCATGGATATTAATGCTATTAAACAACGACTAAACGCTTTACAGTCGACGAACAACACAGGCAAGAAAGAAAAAATTGATTACTCAAAAGTTTACTGGAAACCAAAAGAGGAAGGCAAGTACCAAATTCGTATTGTGCCGTCTAAATTAGATGCTAAAAACCCATTTAAAGAGGTTTTTGTACACTATGGGTTTGGAAAATTTCCTATTTTTGCTTTAACCAACTGGGGTGAAAAAGACCCAATCGTAGAATTTGCTGCTCAATTGAGAAAAACTAATGACAAAGAAAATTGGTCATTGGCTAAAAAATTGGACCCTAAAATGAGGATTTATGCTCCCGTTATTGTTAGGGGTGAAGAAGAAAAAGGTGTGCGCCTTTGGGAATTTGGTAAAGAAATTTACATGCAGCTTTTAGGTATTGCAGATGATGAAGATTATGGTGATTACACAGACATCAACGAAGGTAGAGACTTTACTGTTGAAGCCGTTAAAGGTGATATTGGTGGTCGTCAAGGATTGAAAACATCTATCCGTATTAAACCTAAAACTACTGCTTTGAGTGCAGATGCTTCTTTGATTGGTACTTTCCTTAGTGAACAACCCAATATTTTGGAAGTTCAACGTAAGCGCACTTACGAAGAAATTAAAGAAGTTTTACAAAATTGGTTATCTCCAGAAGAACCAGAAGAAGGTTCAATTATTGATGATGAGGACGAACCAGAAGTAGAAGAAACAGCAACTACAAATGCTAAGACTTATGCTTTGAAAACACCAATGGCTCCTAAAGCATCAAAAGCAGATCAGTTCGATTCATTGTTTGAAGACGAGGACGACAACGATCTACCTTTCTAATTATTTAAATTAAAGTTATGGCTAGAACTAAGAAAAGCGAATCGCTAACGGCAGCAGTCTCTAAAGAGATTAAAGCCAATTTTAACCTTGATAAATTCAAGGAGAAAAAAATGCTTAATGGAAACGTTAAGTTTAAAGAACAAAAGTGGATTCCACTTAGTCCAGCCTTTCAAGAAGTAACTAGTGTGCCTGGTATTCCTACCGGGCACATTGTTCTTTTGAGAGGACATAGTGATACAGGTAAAACAACAGCAATGATTGAAGGTGCTGTTAATGCTCAAAAAATGGGTATTTTACCAGTATTCATTATCACTGAGATGAAGTGGAATTGGGAACACGCAATGCAAATGGGTCTTGAGGTTGAAATGGATGTTGACAAGGAAACAGGAGAAGTAAACAACTTTAGTGGTTTCTTCTTGTATGTTGACAGAGAAACAATCAACACAATCGAGGACGTAGCAGTATTCATTGCTGATTTATTAGATGAACAGAAAAAAGGTAATTTGCCTTACGATTTATGTTTCTTTTGGGATTCAATCGGTTCAGTTCCTTGCGAACTATCTGTTAAATCAAATAAAAACAATAATGAATGGAATGCAGGTGCGATGTCTACACA